TGCATTATGGTTTTAAAATATATTTCTTGTATATAAATTATAATTTAAATTAAATTTATATCTTTTTCTTTATTTAATATTTTAGGATTATAGTAGCGAAGAATATTATTTATATTTTTTGAAGATGATATATATTTTTTATTAGATACTAAATTCAAGAGTTCTGTTTTTTCAGTACTACTTAAGGAACGGAAACTTTTTTTCCAATTATCAGTAATACCAATTTTTTCGTAATATAATCGATAAATTAAAAGTGTTTTTGGCATAGATAAAATTTCTAAAAATTCTTCTTCATTTTTTCCAAATGCACGTTCAAAAAAAGATTTATTACCACTGAATACACCTTTAGAAACATTTAATATAGCTTTTACACTTCTTAAAAAATGATTATTCCAATTACTATCAGTATATCCTCTTTTTTTATTTTCGATAGGTTCATATTTCATAGGAAAAGAATATATATGAACATTATACTTCTCTGATAATTCTATATTTATTTTTAATCTTTTATATAAATCAATAGGATGATCATTAAAGTTATATAAAAGATAATTTGAAAATTCTTTTATGTTATATTTAATAGCTAATTTTATAGCTTGTATATAGATTTCTTTATATTGTATTTTATCAAAAGCAATTCTAAATGGTCTTATAGGCAAATTGCTTAAAATTTTCATTTTTTCTTCTGTTAAAAGTCTAGCATCTAATCCTTGATTGAAATCTACATATCGTTGCATTTTATTTTTATAAGAATATTTTTTTTCTAAGGAGCTAAAGAACTCAATATTATTTAAAATCATTTCTTGTTCATTTTGATATGATGAGCCAATATCATTAAGTAGAATATTGATTTTTTCCTTATATTTTAGAGATATCTTTTTTTTCAGTAATTCATTATAGAGTGATAATAATTTTTTTTCTATTAGAGTTGTATTCTTTTTTTGATTTTTATATCTATTATAAGTATCATAAAGCAACAAAAATTTTGAAGGGTACGTATATGTTTTGTTAGTTTTAAAACCTAATACATTTAAATCTTCAACAATTTTTTGTAAATGAAAATTAGGTATACCAAGAATATTGTTGTCCATTAAAAGAAGGTTTCTTTTATCTCCAAAATGTTTTCTGGATAATTGAATTTGTTCTTTAATGTTATTAGTAATAGATAAGTTCCCTTCTAAAATAGGAACGGCACAAAATGGACATTTATTTACACAGCCTCGTGTTATATAAGCAAAAAAGTTATCTCCGGAAGGGTAAATGTATTCAATATCATTTAATATATCATAATCTAAGGGCATAATATCAATATTTTCATTATCATGGAACCCTAATAAATTAGAAGAAAATAGTCTGCCTTTTATTATATTATTTAAACCAGTATCTTTTTTTAAATCATCTGTTAGTAGAGTAGCCATTATTCCACCGACAAAAATATCATCTAAATTATTTACATATTTTTTATAGTGATTTATAGTTTTTAAAACATCATTATAATAAAAAGTAAACAATGTAGTAATATATATTCGATCCCATTTTTTAGATAAAACTTTATTTCCCTTAATAAATAAAACATCATCATTTTTTCTTTTATGATAGGTACTAATTTTCATTAAGCTCATTGGTGGATATTTATTTTTATAACCAGGTTCTATTAATAAAACTCTCACTAAAAAAGCTCCTTATCTTTTTGATTTTATATTTTATTATCTTATAGATAAGTATATGCCGTCAAGATTCATCTAATTTTTGTAAATCAGTATTCAATATATACATTGCTATCTCAGAGAAATTTCTTGCAGTTTCTGTTAGAAAAAGAATACTATTTTGCCCATGGTGAGTTGCTAAATCTAAGCCATCTTTAACACCACTAGTGTCAAACATGAAACTATATATTCTTATTAATTTCTTTTCATCATATTTGCCAGTTTTATCTTGAGAAAATAGTATTTTTTTCTTATTTTTTATTTGTTGAATTAATGCATGCAGTGTAGGATCCTTGCCATCTTCGTCATTTCTTAATTTAGAATATATATTAGGAAGACTTTTTCTTATTAAATATTTAAAACATTGTTCGATAAAAGCTCTAAGTAATATAGTACTAGCGATAGGATATTTTTCGTATGGTAATGAATCACTTCTACCTTTTGATAATTTTATTAATTCTTCACATATAGATATAAGAGCTGTGTTTTTATTATCATTAGGATCTACTTTAACATAAGTTAAAGTTTTAAAAAATTTAGGTAGTTTAGGATTTCTTTTCTTTTGTGTTGAATTGGGTTGGGTTTTATTTGTAGTAGATGATGAGTTAGAAATTTGCGATTCATCATTTGTAGAAGGTAATGAATTGGGTTGTGTTTTATTTGTGTTAGACGATGAATTAGAAATTTGCGATTCATCATTTGTAGAAGGTAATGAATTGGGTTGTGTTTTATTTGTGTTAGACGATGAATTAGAAATTTGCGATTCATCATTTGTAGAAGGTAATGAATTGGGTTGTGTTTTATTTGTGTTAGACGATGAATTAGAAATTTGCGATTCATCATTTGTAGAAGGTAATGAATTGGGTTGTGTTTTATTTGTGTCAGACGATGAGTTAGAAATTTGTGATTCATTATTTGTAGAAGGCGATGAATTGGATTGGGTTTCATTTATGTTAGGTGAGTTAGAAATTTGTGGTTTATCATTTATAGGTAGTGTAAAATCAGATAGTTTTTTATCCATTTCAAAAAGTTGATCTATTTGTGCATTAATTAATATATTGGGTTCATTTATATTATTGCGTAAAAAATTATATAAATTATTTATAAAGTCTTTTTGACTTAATGGTAATTCAGTAGCATTAAATTTTTTTAAATTTGGATCAAAAAATAAACATATATCATTGAAGTAATTATTATTTATTATTTTTTCAGGAATATTATAATCTAGAATAAATTTACATATAAATTTATTTTGAGCTTCATTTGTTTGAGCTATATCACTAGATGCAGCATTGTTAACTTGCAAAAAGAATTCTAGTAATAAGTTTTTTAAAAATTTTTCTTTGAAATAACAGAGAATATGATTATTTTCATCGAAATAAAGTCCTAGTAATAGAGCTAATTCTTTTCTTCTAAGAAATCTACTCATTTTAGAAAACCATTTACCATTTTTTATAATACTAATAATATTTTTTTCATTATCTGTATTAGGAATATCTATTAACTTATTTAATAAATTAGTAAAAGATAATTGTCTGTCATAAATACCATGGACATTTTTGTTGTGTTGAGCTTTTGCTTGAGGTGACCAATTTATTTTATTAGTACCAGGCTCTCCACCGCTATGAATATTTTCTAAAATCTTATTAATATATTCTTCATTTTCGGATACACTACAATCTATCATTGAAATACTATAGGATAAATTGCTTATTTTATATTTAATAGATGGAGATAATTCAAATTTATCTAAGTCGTTTTTGTAAATTGTAAGTAATTTTAAACTAGTAATACGTCTGTTTCCATCACGTACTAAATAATATCCAGTATAGTGTCCTGTATTATCCTTCATAGGTGAAACAATAGGTAGCTCTATATCTCTAAATCCATTTTCTGCAATATTTTTACAGAGATTATATACATAGTCTTGATTGAGATTAATAATAGAATTTATACCAATTATGTCATTTTGTATATAATTTTCTTCATTGTAAAATCTAGCATTTTGAGAATTTACAATAAGTTTATCTAAAGATATTTTCTTTTTAATAGAATTTTTTTCCATCTAATTATTCCTTCTCTCCAAAATATGTACAAAGTACCAGATTTTTATCTAGTACTTTTAATATGTTTTGCTATAAATTTTTAGTTTAGTTTACCTTTTCCAGAAATCATCGCTGGTGATTATTAGATTGCCTTTTCGTCTGACTTAGGCTTTACATATAAGTCATGTTGTGTTTTAGCTAATGATTTAATTGTGATTTTACCTTCAGGTGGCAGTTCACGATAAAGATGTATAAGCTCTTGTTCATCAGCGTTATATTGATTTTCTACTGGCTGTTTATTGCTTTGTTTTGCTATATAAGTATCTATTGTTTCAGGTATATCTGTTAATCCTAATAGATAATCTATAGATACATTAAATTTTTTTGCGATAGCTTTTTTTATATCATCATTTGGAATACGAGAACTAGTTTCATATTGAGATAAGGTTGATTTAGCTACTTTTAAATATTTAGCTAAATCTTGTTGAGTAATATCGTTCTGTTCTCTTAATTCACGGATCTTTTTTCCGAGCATAAAGTTCAACCCCTTTAAATAATATTATCATAATTCACTAATTGAGAATAAAATTTTCACAAAATGTGATTTTTTTTCGAATAAGTCATTGACATTTGCAAAATGAGAACCTATAATTTAATTATCAGGTTTGCAAAATGAGAACAGGAGGTGAGAAAATGAATTTAAAAGTATTAAGAAAACGAAAAGGTTTTAGTCAACGATATATGGCAAATCAGTTAAATATAGCAATATCTACCTATAATCAATATGAGAATAATAATAGGAAAATTCCTATAGATAAAGCAAAAGGTATTGCTAAAATTTTGAATATCAATATAAATGATATTTTTTTACCTGTTTGGTTCACAATAAGAGAACAAGAGTAATGATATTTTATATTGAAAAGAGGTGAATGTTTATGAACAAAGAGTTATGTATTCTTATAAAAAAAGCTAGAGAAGAAGCTAATTTAACTCAAGAGCAAGCGTCTGAGAAACTTAATATAGCTTGGCGGACTCTTGCTTATTATGAAAGTGGGCAGAGAAAAATCCCTGACGATATTGCTTATTTAATGTCTGATATATATAAAGCACCTGTTATCAAATATATTTGGCTAAAAAATACTAGATGTGGTAAAGGATTGCCCAATATAAATAGTAAAAACTTAATAGAAAATATTATGAGTTTAGCAATAAATTTGAAGGCATCTGAAAACTGTTTGCAGGAACTTATGACTATTGGATTAGATGGGAAAATTAGTGCAAAAGAAAAACCGAAATATATCAAGATTATCGATACATTTCGGCTATTAGTAAAAGATATAACATTATTAAGATTTCATAAAAACATTTAACTAAATATTAATATAAAACAAAACTGAAAACAATGCAATATTTGTTCATAAAACAAGGAGAGTGATTTTATAAATGATGAATCTATAAATACTATAATAAATTTTATTTTAGATACGTATAGTACAATATCTATAAATTTGAATAATGGAGGATTGAACTGATATTTTTATGAAAATATCAAAAGAATTTCTAAATAAAGAAATACCATATATTAGTAATATCACCGTTAAGATTTTTATTAAACTGATGAAGCCTTTAATATGTTTGATATATTGGTGGACAATATTATCGTTATTGTTTTATTGGAGTAGAGTATATGGAAAAAATTATACAGAGAAAAAGTTGAATTTTTGGCGGTATTTTTGTGTAATTTATATTTTAATTACAATGTTACTGTTATTTTTATATTTAATATTTTTTCTAGGTTATTTATTAAAATAGTTATAATAAAAATCTATTACAGGTATAGCAAATAATACTACTACTAACCAAAAACATATTAATGAAATATCAGATTTCATTGAATCCGGAGCAATAATATAAAAATCACAAAGAGTAGATAGATTATTTGATATATAGTCATGGGCTTTAATTAAAATATTAGTTACTTCAATTTTAGTAGTATCAGATGTTTTTATTTTATCAAGTTCTTCTTGTACTTGTTCTTTTACTTTAGCTTCAACTATTTTATCAATATATGAATAAGCTTTTTGTATGAATTGTTCTTGATATTCAGGGAATTTTTCTAATTCATTGAGTAAAGGATTAATATCTTCTAAGTTATTTACTAATGTTTCGTCATAATATTCAGTGTCCTTTAATTTTGACGCAAAAGATGAAATAAGGTCTTTATTATAAGATATTTTATCTTGAATTCTGATAGATTGTTGAATTGCCATACAAATAGAATTAGGAATGATAGGTATTGAAATCTGACTAAGAATATTAGAATATTGATAAATTGTTGGAGAAATTTTAGGAACATTATAATATTGAGCTATTGTAAAAGAATTTAGATGCATGTTACTAAGAATATTAGTGTATTGAGACATTATGGAAGAAATATTAGGAATTTGTGGTATTGAAGTGAGTTTAGGTAGATTATTTGCCAAAGACATAGCATTACTAATTGCTAGGGTATAGTGATTTATTTGATTAATTTTAGATAAATTATTAGCAATAGATGTAGCATTATTAAAAGCTAATGTAGAAAGTTGGACTTTTTCTAAATCTGAAAGTTGGTCATATTCATCTACATGAAGATTTTCGGATGAGCTTTCAGAATTTAAGGTTTCTTTTGGTTTCATATTAATGAATCCTTTCTATATAGTAATCTAAGTAAATAAATGGCGGTTTATTTACTTATGATTATTATATATTTTTCTAAAGTTTTTAGGAAGGAATCTATTATAAGGGTTTGAATACTAAATTGAAATGTGGAGGTGATGTAATGATAGATGAATTTACATTAAAAAGATAATTTTACTGAAAATTAAAAAAATAAAACGGAGGTCAATTTTATGACTAAAGAAGAAAATATTTTTGCCAATCTCGATAGTGAGGCATTAAAAACACGAGGTATAAATGCGATCGAGGCATTGGTAGAGCAATTAAAAGCTAAAGATAAATATATAAAAGAACTAGAGGAGGCATTGGTTGACAAAGAAGATGGTGATATATATTGGTCTCCTTCTGGATTGATGACAGCAAAGCAAGTTAGTAAATATTTAGGTTATAAGTACAGTAGAATTGTTGAGTTAGGTAATAGTGGCGTGTTGAAAATGAAGCGTGAGGGTAAATCTCTAATCTTTTTTAAGGATAATATTTTAAAGTATAAACAAGAGCTTGAAAGTGATATCAAAACTAAATTTAAAGTTATTTAAACAGTTTGAAAGAAAGGTGTTTTTGTTATGCAAACAATTTATGAAACCAATACAAAACAAGGTATTAGTATAAAAATTCCTAGTGGTATCCATAAACCTAGTGAAATAAATCCAATGCTAGAAAATTGTATTAGCTTTTTTAAGCTAAAAAAAATAGTTGACCAGCACAAGACTAGTCAACAAAACTAAAAAATCGCAACTAAATTATAACATTAAAACAAGAAATAAGCCATCTAAATAGATGGCTTATTAAAATAACGAGGTAAAAATTATGGCTATAAATAAAAGATATTATTGGCTTAAACTAAGAGAAGATTTTTTTCAAGATGAAGCAATATCATGGCTTGAAGAGCAAGAAAATGGGAAGTTATATAGTTTATTTTATTTAAAACTGTGTTTAAAGTCTATAAATAATAACGGCGTATTAGTTAGACAAGTTGGTGATATGCTTATTCCATATGATGCTAAAAAATTAGGAGAGATAACTAATACACCAAAAGATACAGTTATCGTAGCATTAGAACTTTTAAAAAGAATTGGACTTGTGAAGATTTTAGATAATGGAGAATTATATTTAAATCAAGTACAGTACATGATTGGTTCAGAAACGGAAAGTACACGTCGTAGTAGAAAATCTAGAGAAAAGAAAAAACAACAAATCTCTAACAAATTAGATAAAAATATACCATTGTTGCAATGCAACAAAATTAGCAACAAAAATGCAACGGCAGATATAGAGATAGATATAGATAAAGATATAGAGATAGATATAGATAAAGATATAGAGATAGATATAGATAAAGATATAGAGATAGATAAAGAGAAAGATAGTAGAAGAATAATAACTACTACTACTGATCTTCAAAAAAAAGAAGTAATAGATATTTATATGAATAATATAAATTATTCTATTAACTCTATTGAATATGAAAGATTAATAGATGATATAGATGAATATGGTGTTGAATGGGTAAAAGAAGCTATTACAAGAGCTGTAATGCAAGGAAAAAGAAAATTAGGCTATATAGAAGCTATTTTGAATAATTGGAAAGTTAATGGTTATGACGAATATAAAACGAAAAATAAAGTAAATACTGCTAATTCTAGTAAATTATCAGATGCGGAACAATTAGCTTTGAATAGAGCACCAAAGAGTTTGCTTGATGAATTTTTGGAGCAGGAGGGAATAAAGAAAAATGGATAAGGTAGTAATCCCTCATAATGTAGAAGCAGAAAAAGCATTATTAGGAGCAATTTTAATTGCTAAGGATAAATCAATAGTGATTGATGAAGTCAATCAGATTATAAAATCTACAGATTTTTACAGAAAGGCAAATCAAGTTATTTATCTTACGATATTAGATTTATTTAATACGAGGAAAGATATAGATAGTATCACGTTAACAGAAAAGTTAACAAATACAAATCAACTTGAGTCTGTTGGTGGTATAGCTTATATAACAGATTTATCAAATTGTGTTCCTTCTGCTGTCAATATAAAGTCTTATGCCAATATTGTGAGAGAAAATGCTATAAAGCGTGAATTAATTAATGCAGGACAGAAAATTATTCAACAGGCACGAGAAGCTGATGGTGATGTTGATATAAATTTGGTGCTTGATAATGCGGAAAAAGATATTTTAGAAATTGCTAAAACGGCAAATAATACAGATAGAATTGTTGAACCAGCAGAGTATATTATGAATGCTTTTACTGAAATTGAGAAAAGATATAACAGTAGTCAAGATGGCAAATTATTTGGTCTTGATACTGGATTTAGTGAACTTAACAGAATGACTGGCGGTTTGCAAAAATCGGACTTAATCATTTTGGGAGCAAGACCAAGTATGGGGAAAACCGCTTTTGCACTTAATATTCTGGCTAATTTAGCAAGAAAGAATGTACCTGTAGCAATTTTTTCGCTTGAGATGTCATCGGAACAGCTTACTAATAGATTATTTAGTCTATATGGTTTAATCGATTCAAATAGCATAAGACTAGGAAAGTTAGATGCTAATGAATTGGAACGTTTAACATTGACATCAACAATATTATCAGGAAAGCCGTTATATATTGATGATACAGCGGGTTTGAATATGTCAAAACTTAGGACTAAAGCAAGAAAATTAAAACGTGAGAAAGATATAAAACTATTGGTCATAGATTATCTTCAGCTTATGCAAGGTTCATCAAGAAAAATAGATAGGCAACAAGAAATAAGTGAAATATCAAGAAGTTTAAAACTACTAGCACGTGAATTAGATATAACGATAATCGCTCTTTCTCAGTTAAGTCGAGCAGTAGAGTCAAGACAAGATAAACGACCAATGCTTTCAGATATTCGTGAAAGCGGAGCAATAGAACAAGATGCGGATATAGTAATGTTTCTATATCGTGATGAATACTATAACGCTAATACAAATGATAAAGGGCTTACAGAACTAATAATAGCTAAACATAGAAATGGAGCTATAGGAACAATAAATCTTAAGTTTAGCAAGCAATTTTGTTTATTTGAAAATTTGATTTGAGGGAAGATAGATGAAAAATATAAAAACGATAAATATACCATTGGATTCAGAATTTAGTGCGGATATTAAACGACTTAAACAACGTAAAAGAAAAGATAATATTTGCAAATATTGTTTAGAAGCTGTGGCGGTGATCGGAGTTATCAGTATTGGATTTATGATGGTAGGATAAAAAAACATTGAGTATATAAACTCAGTGTGTGGAGGATTATATAGATGAGACAAATAAGAAGATTAATTGAATTAATAAAAAGGATATTTAGAAGAAAAAAAGAAGATGAAGAACCAATAATTTTAGATTTTAAATTACCAAAAAAATTAGATGAAATAACCAGTGATGAAATTATTGGACCAAAAGATGGATATAAGCCATTAAATTATCCATTGGAATGTAGTGTAAATATCAAAATTAATAAGAAAAATAAAGAACGTATTTTAAATAATAGATGTTGCCCATTAAATCGTTGGGTTAACATCAGAAAAGCTGGAGGACTTAAACATGGTCGTAGTAAGTAAAAAGAATTTAGATAGATTACAAGATTATGGCTTCAAGAAAGTAATATGTGAAGATGGCATATTCTGGAAGAAAAGATTATATAAGAAAAATATATTAACTGGAGGTATCTTGATAGATATAAGCCAAGATAAGGAATTTTATAATGTAAAAATCTTTCTTGATAGAGTTATTAAGCTACCTAGTGTTATTTACTATTTAATCAAGGATGGAATAATAGAGTGTATTTAGTATTAGAAACTGATAGTGGAATTATAACTAAGGCGGAAGCAAGTGAGTTTTGCCTTAGAAAATTAATTCAGATGCTAAGAAAACATAAAGAGTATATAAAAGGCGATTTGTATTTAACAGATATGAATTATTATTGGGAGAAAGTTGAATTATAAGGAGTAATAAATGAATAAGGTAATATTAGCAGGGCGATTAACAAAGGATCCAGAGGTAAGATATACGCAAACTGGAGTAGCAGTAGCAAGTTTCACTTTGGCGGTAAATAGAAGATTTAGTAAAGAAAAAGTAGCGGATTTCATTCCAATTGTTGTATGGGATAAGATAGCGGAAATTGTAGGTAATAATTTAGTGAAAGGCAGTCAAGTCTTGATTGAAGGTCGTATTCAGATTCGTAGTTATGATGCACAAGATGGAAGTAAACGTTATGTAACAGAAGTCATAGCTCATGATGTAGAGTTTATGGGAAGTAAACCGAAACTCGATGGCGGTGCTGTACCAGAATCAGCAAAATCTTTTGGTCAAGAAGTGCCACCTGATGAAGAGATACCCTTTTAAGAGAAAAATAAACTATCTTAAAGCCAAGAAATTGAATAAAAATTCTTGGCTAGATAGTTTTAAACGAGGTATAGCGTATAAATTATCTAAAAAGGGTTATAAAATTATAAATTTTGATATAAAAAAGGTGATTGTATGAGAAACGTAATTTTATTTTTGATGATACAGTTATTATTAAAGTTAGAGCGACCATTTTATAAATTTGGTAAGTTATATGAAAAAACAAAGCATATAAAAAATCCCATTCTTGAAAAGGTAATATATAAAATCTTTGAATGGAATTTAAAAATAATGAGTGTTTTTAATTTAAAGATTAAAGAATTAAAACATAGTATTAATTTCTAAGATAATATAGGTTATTTTTTGAGGTCGGCAAAGAATAAAATTTTCTTGACTTTTTGAGTACCATAAATTATTATTTAATTGTTGGTACTCAAAAAGTGAGGTGATTATATGAGTACTAAAACAGGACGACCAAAAGCAGAAAATCCTAAGTCTGTTGATTTGAAGGTTCGTATTGACGAAGATATGCACCTGAAATTAATAAGATATGCAGAAGTTAATAGAATAACTAAAGCAGAGGCAGTAAGACGAGGAATAAATATACTTTTGGAAAAAACTGAATAAAAAAAGACAGCCCACTCACCCGACCAAGAGTTTAGGAACTGTCTATTATCAACCCACAAGGACTGATAAATCTATTATATCATTCTTTGTGAGTACAGAAAAGGAGAATATATAATGGAAAATCTTATACAAATAGTAAATAATCAAGCTGTAGTATCCAGTAGAAAAGTTGCTGATAGCTTTAGAAAAGAACATTCAAAAGTACTTCGTTCAATAAAAAATATTATAGAATTGACTCAAGCCAAAAATGGCTTTAGTGAGTTAACTCGAAATGATGAAATAAAAAAATGGTTTTATGAAACAACATATATTGATAATAGTGGAAAATCAAATATTGAATATCTTATGAATAAAAATGGATTTTCTCTTATTGTTATGGGTTTTACTGGCAAAAAAGCAATACAATGGAAAATTGAATATATAACAGCTTTTGAACAAATGGAACAATATTTAAAACAATTACAAGTATCAAGTGTTGATAAAAAAATTCTTGATTGTAAATATGATGAAGTTCAAATGGAAAAATCAAAATTGTGGTTGGAATTAGCTGATAAAGTAGACATAAAAGAATATAAACAAATGGCAAAAAGTTATGCTTTTAATACTTTAGCAGGAAGTAATGTGTTACCATTGCCTGAAGTAAAAGAGTTGACTTATTCGGCAACAGAAGTAGGCGAAATCTTTGGAGTTTCTAAAAATAAAATCGGTAGTTTAGCAAATAAACATAATTTGAAAACAGATGAGTACGGAAAGTATTTTTATGATAAATCAAGATATTCTAATAAAGAAGTACAGACATTTAGGTATAATAGAAAGGCTATCGAAGTATTTAGAAGTTTATTAGGTGGTGCTAAAGAATGAAAAGTTTTGATGAACTTGAATTTAAATATAAAGATGCTATAGAACAATATGATTTAAATAGTGCATGGGCTAATGATATAAGAGAAACAATTTTAAGTTTAAAAGATCCTAAAGAAATTGTTTTAAGTTGTTTACTTGATGGATTAGAAGATTGTTTTGAGAAGAAAATAAAAGCTGAAAGTTATTTGTTGAAAAATGGTTTTAATGAAAAAGAAATATTATCATTGTGTTATCAATATAGCGAATACTGTAATAAATGATTTTAAGAAAATGAAAAAGGATAGCTCGAAATGGACTATCCTTGTCATATTTGGAGGATTTAATGAGAAAAGATAAAGAAAACTTAGAAATAGCAAAAAAATATTTAGATAGTGTTCGAGAAGCAAAGCTTAATGCTATAGCAATAGCATATAGAGTAAAAGAATTAAAAACAACATCAAAGAAATTGATTGCAGTATATCAAATGGAATCTGTTGGCGGAAATAATAAAAAAATGGACATATCAGACTATATAGTAAGAATTGATGAAGAAGTAAGTAAACAACTAAAAGCTATGCAGATATATGCTAAAAAAGAACAAGCGGTAAAAGAATGTATAGATAATTTAGAGATTGAGGATAAGGTGAAAAGAGTTCTATCTATGAGATATTTATCTTTTCTCAAATGGGCTGATATTGCTAGCACATGTAATTATTCATTAAATCATGTATATAGATTACATGTAATAGGATTAAATTCAGTTTTAACAAAAATAAAATAAAAATGTTACTAAATGTTATTGTATGTTAGTAATAAAAAGTGTTATTATTATAATTACAAAAAAATATAGAGCATGGGAAACATAAAAGAGGCAGTCAATAATGGCTGTCTTTTTTTATACATAAATTAAAATGAGGTAACAATTATGACTACAGTAAAATGTAATAAACATAAATGCTACTATAACATAGAGGGAATATGTTCCCATCGTAAAATAAATCTTAGATATTTTAAGTGTTTAAACTATACAAGAGATGATAAACGAACATTCAAGGTACAAGATTTAATAGATGTAAAACCAACATGTCATAGAGAGCATAGAAGGTATAAAAGTAATTCAGGTAAAGTATATAAATAATAGAGGTATAATCAATGATTATATCTCTTTTTTTATGGCGGTGAGTAAATGCTACAGAAAAAGAAAAGAGTAAAACTATATGGTCAGAAATTAAAAAAGTTAAACCATGATATATTTGAACGTGATAATTATACATGTATTATTTGTGGTGCATATGTAAGTGATGAACATAAATTTCATCATGAGCCATGTGGAATTGAGAAAAGTGATGAATTATCTGGCGGTGTAGTATTATGCAATCGATGTCATTATGAGCGTCACAATACAGATAAACTTAAAGAGATTAAAACAAAATGTGAAGATTATTTAAGGAGCTTATATGGAGAATAAGACTAAAGAGTTTATAATATCTAGCAATCCTAGTCCAGCAGAGATTGTGGAACAGCTTGCATATGTAACAAATACAATAGCTTTTCTTACGGAACAGATATCAAAATTGAAGAATATCGTGGCGGATGCCGAAGATTATTATAAACAACTATGTGATGAAAAGTATTTGATGTATAGTGATGAGTATCCTAGAACTAATCAAGTTAAGCTTAAAGCTTTAGTTAACACAGATGATGATGTAGTGAAAGCAAAAGCAGTACTACAAGAAGCTAAAGCAAAGCTTGTTATAGCAGAGGGTAACTATAAGAGCTGGGATAACAGATACATAACGCTTAGAAAGATTGGAACACTCAAGACAGTTGAAATGCAAACGATAGAGCGTTAATAAAAAGGTACTTCTGGGAAATTTTTCGAGTGCGGGTCGCTTGCGAGCCCGAAAATGAACTAGCTGCAAAAAATTTTTTATGGATTTCCTTCTTTTTAGTGTTATTGAATATTGTTATCATTACGTCTAAATATTTATAAATAAAGCAGTTAGACAGTTTTTTTATGAGTAATAATATTACCATATTTTGGGAAATTTACTACTTAAGAAAATTTCCCAAGTTATATACATAAAGTTATTTAAAATTTTTTAGATGGGAGGTGTTTTTTTGGAAAAGGAACTTCGTGGTGATGTAAATTATTTATCAAAATTACTAGGTGTATCTGTTAGACGAGTAAATCAGATGGTAAAACCTGAAGGAAAAATAACTAAAGAACCGGAAGGAGATTTTATTTTACAAAAGGCAATCTCCCAGTATTATATGGCCAAGTATAAACATGATGATGTTGATTATAACCATGAAAAGGCTTTACATGAACGAGCTAAGAGAAAATTAACTGAAATGGAAGTCCGAAAAAGGTCAAACGAACTCCATGAAGCTGCTGATGTTGAAGCAGTTTTAACAGATATGTTAGTAAATCTACGAACAAAGTTATTAGCTATTCCTGCTAAAATGGCTACGCAATTAGCAGAAAGAAGCAAGGAAGAAATTGAAGAACTTTTAACAAAAGAAATAGAGTTTTTATTGTTAGAAGTTAAAGATTATAAGCCAACCATGTTTGAAATGAGTGGCGAAGGTGAAGAGTAATAAAACTGTAGATTTACTATATAAGATTTTTAATAAATCCTTAAATCTTGTACCTAAAATGAGTGTATCAGAGTGGGCAGATAGATTTAGAATGTTGCCATCTTCTTCAGCAGAACCAGGACGATGGCGAACTTCTAGAGCACCTTATCAAAAGGAAATAATGGATGCTTTTACGGAGAAAGGTGTACGAAAAGTTGTTGTTAAATCAGCTTCTCAGATTGGTAAATCTGACATAATGAATAATATTATTGGAAGATTTGCCCACCTCGATCCATGTCCAATAATGATGATACAGCCTACAATTATTGATGGTGAAGATTACTCTAAATCACGTATTGCACCTATGATAAGTGCTACTCCAGTTTTAAAGAATATATTTAAAGATGCTAAAGTTAGAGATAGTGGAAATACTATAATGACCAAGTATTTTCCAGGTGGTAGGTTAGTAATAACAGGGGCAAATAGTCCTTCTAGCTTAGCATCTAAACCAATAAGCAAACTATTTTGCGATGAGGTTGACAGATTTCCAGAAAGTGCAGGTACAGAAGGTGATCCAGTAGACCTTGCTTCTAAGCGTACTACTACTTATTGGAATAGAATTATTGGTTTATTTAGCACTCCTACAATAAAGGGATTATCCAGGATTGATGATGAGTACATGACTGGAACACAGGCAGAATGGCAACATCAATGCCCTAATTGTAAAGAATGGCACCTTATAACACATCGAAATATGAAGGTGGATTATGAGGAATCTGAAAATAAGAAAAAGCAAAAGCATATTATCGTAAAATCCGTAGTTTGGGTATGTCCAGATTGCGGATTTTCTTTTTCAGAACAAAATATGAAGCAGGCTAAGCAAAAATATGTTCTTCAAAATCCACAAGCACTAAAAAGTGAGGTTAGAAGTTTTTTTGTAAATGGTTTTGCTTCTCCGTGGATTAGCTGGAATGAAATAATGGAAGAATGGTTAAAAGCTAAAGGCGATTCAGAAAGAGAAAAGGTTGTATATAACACACGTTTTGGAGAAAGTTATGAGCAAGTAGGAGCATTTGAAAATGGTGATATGTTCTTAAAACGGCGTGAAAAATACGAAGCTGAACTTCCTGATGGTGTTTTAGCATTAACTGCTGCTGTAGATACACAAGACAATCGACTTGAATATGAAATTACAGGTTGGGGAATAGGTGAAGAACAATGGAGTATAAAAAAAGGCATTATTTTGGGAGTTCCAGATACTTCAAGAGTATGGGAATTATTAGACCAAGTATTAGATAGAACATATTATTTTAAAAATGGTAAAGCATTGACTATTCTTAGGACGTTTATAGATAGTGGTGGTCATTATACCAATGAGGTTTATAAATACTGTTATAAAAGCCGAAAAAAGCAAAGAATTGCTATAAAAGGTTCATCAATTCCAGGTGTGCCATTAGTTTATAGAATATCTAAAATTGAAAAATATGGTATTCCATTGGTGCAGTTAGGTGTAGATAGTGGAAAACAGTATATTATGGATCGTTTAACTATAGAAGAAAAAGGGAAAAAATATATACATTTTCCTTTAAATGAAATAGATGATGGAAATATTGATAGTTTTTTCCTTGATAGAGGTTATGATGAAGTTTATTTTAAGGGCTTGATAAGTGAACATTTAGTACAAAAAACTAGAAATGGAGCAACTGTTTTTGTCTGGGAGAAAATATCTAAGGACGCAAGGAATGAACCGCTAGATTTAAAAGTATATAACCTAGCATGCATGCAGTCCCTAAATTTAAATTTTGAAGCATTATATGAGGCTTTTAATTCTAATTCTTTAACTAAAATGGTAGGAAAACCAAATAAAAAAGAAAAGAAAAAAGTTAATTATGGAGCAGTAAATAGCGGAGGTGTTATGGATTTTGTCGAGTAAGATTTTAAATGAAAGATTGAAATTATATTTAGAAGCGGAAAAACAAATAACTAAGTTTGGTCAATCTTATACGATTGGTAAGAGAACTCTTACCAGAGCAAATTTAAGTGAAATAAGAGCAGAAATTAATAAATTAATTGGCTTAGGAGCAACAATTGATGATGAAAAGCCAATTAAAGGCACTAGAAGTAAGCAAATTATATTTATGGATTAGGTGAGTATACTTGAGAAAAAATAAACGTAATAAATCAGCTCCTAAAGGAATAAGGGATAGAAAATTTATTAATACTGGATACAGTTCTGGCGGTGCTAGTTTAACTAAACAAGCATTGAGAGGATATAATCCTATACAATCTAGTCCGCAAAGTGATATAGACAGTAATTTAAATATTTTACGTAACCGAAGTTATGACATGGCCATAAATACGCCAATTGGTAGAGGTGCCATAGAAACATCTAGAAGTTATGTAATTGGGGCAGGACTTATACCTTCTCCAAATATCGATTTTAGAACACTAGGATTGAATCCAGATGAAGCAAAAGAATGGAAAAGAAAGACCATTCAGGAATTTAAACTTTGGGCAGATGATGTTAGTTGTGATATTTATAAAAAAAATAACTTTTGGGACCAACAAAATATAGCTTTTATTGGTTGCTTGGTAAATGGCGATGCTTGGGCAATTCCTAAATATGGGAAAAATACAGCAAATAATCCATATTGTTTAAAAATCCAGCAGATTGAAGCAAATCGAGTTTGTAATCCTGGAAGCATCGATATTTATGGAATTGTAAATCCTACAATGGTAACTCAAATTAACGAAAAAAATGGAAATAGGATTATAAATGGCATTGAAGTAGACAAAAAAGGTGAGGTTGTAGCTTATTGGATAGCTAATAAAACTCCTTATGACCCTACAAATATTGGTGCTTTAGTAGAGTGGAAAAGGGTAGAAGCTTTTGGAAAACGTACAGGAAGAGCAATGGTTTTACAAATTTCTAAAGAAGATAGACCAGAGCAATATCGAGGCGTACCTTTTTTAGCTCCAGTAATTGAAGAATTAAAACAAATTAGTAGATATACCAATGCAGAACTTACAACGGCCATAATAAAAGCTTTTTTTAGTATATTTTTAACATCTAATACACCACCTGGAAACACATTGAATGATATGCTCGATAGCACATATGACTATGATCCTTATGCAAATCTTGATCCAACCAAATTAAAATTAGGACCAGGGACAATTAATACATTACCTCCAGGGGTAAGTGTAGTAACAGCCGATCCAAGCAAATCCCTTTCAACTTTTGAGCCGTTTGTGCAGTCGCTAATTGTTCAAATTGGTGCAGGTCTTAATATTCCATCCGAGGTTTTAATGAGTAAGTTTAATTCTTCTTACTCCGCCGCTAGAGGAGCATTAAACCAAGCAGTAGCAGTATTTAAAGAACGTAGGACTTGGTTTGCCAGAGAATTTTGCCAACCAATCTATGAAATGTGGCTGGCTGAAGCTATAGCTATTGGAAGAATAAAAGCCCCTAAATTTGGGATTGATCCAATTATTACCAAAGCATGGAGTAATTGCGATTGGTTTGGCCCTACAAGTGGACTTTTAGATCCAGTTAAAGAAGTTCAAGCTGCAAAATTACAAGTTGATTATGGATTTAGTACCCATGAAAAGGTAAGCACAGAGCTTACCGGAACAAATTACGATGATAACATCGATATTTTAGCTTTAGAAAATAAGAAAAAACAAAAATTAGGATTAGAAGGAGGTGAGTAAATGAAATTTTGGGAAATTAAAAATGAATTAAATAGTGAAAAAGCAGAACTCTTGATTTATAAAGAAATCGCAAATGAAGACTGGTGGGATGAAGGTCTTGCAACACCAAAGAAATTTAATGATGAATTGAAAGCTTTAGGTGGAAAGGACTTAGTTGTAAGAATTAATAGCTGTGGTGGTGATGTATTTGCAGCTCAATCTATTTATAACCAATTAAAAAGGTATGCAGGACGTGTGACTATTACAATTGATGGAATAGCAGCAAGTGCAGCTACAATTATTGCTTGTGCAGGGGAAAATGTAATAATGCCAAGTAATACCATCTACATGATACACAATCCTATGAACTTATTGATTGGTTTTTATAATCAAAATGAGCTTGAAGAAGTGGCCAAAGCTTTAAAAGCAGTGAAACAAACTATCGTAAATGTCTATAAAATGAAGTGTAAAGACAAAATAACAGATGAAAAATTGTCTGAAATGATGGATGAAGAAACATTTTTAACTGCTCAGGAAGCTAAAGATTATGGTTTTGTCGATGAAATTGATGATGAAAACAGTGTTACAGGAGTATTAAATAAAGGAAATTTAGTTATAAATTCCATAGCTTTTAATGCTAAAACATTTAATAATCCAGATAAAATTTTAGAAATTATGCATAAGGAGAATAATATGGGAAATAAAAGCGGAATTATGAATAAATTACAAGATATGGTAAATAATTTTAGCAATAAAAATAATGATGAGGTTATTGCTAAAGCAAAACAAGAAGAAAGAGAGCGTATTACAGCATTAAATAAACTTAGAGTGCCAAATAACGAAACTATTAATAATTTAGTTGATGAAGCTATTGCTGATGAAACAGCTACAGCAGATAAAGTAAAACCATATCTTGATAAAATCGCTGAAAACATTGGAGCAAAAGATTATGTACAAAATATGATTTCTGATGTAAATAACAGTGGTGTGAATAATGTTTTAGGTAATGAAGATAACAACATTAGCGAAGAAGATAAAACACTTAGTATGTTATCTCAGGCTTCTAAAAATTATTTAAAAAATAAATTTGGAGGTAAATAAATATGGCAATGGTAGAAAGTGTAGCAGGCGTTGTTTATGATGAATTAATTGGTTCTAGTAAAGTACCATTAATTACTAAAAACGTTGAATTTGCCCAAGCAAGTGGTGAAAAAACATTAAAACGAGGAACACTTTTAGCAATAAATGAAAGTGGCGAATATGTAGAAGAAGATAGTACATCTGGAACAGAATCTATTAAAGTTGCAGTAGCTGTTTTACAAAGTGATTTAGCTTTGAGTACTAGTAGTAAAGTAGTTGGAACTATTTATACTAGTGGAATGTTTAACAAAGAAGCAATTATCTTAGCTCAAGGAAGCGACAATATTGATAATCATGAAGAAGAACTTAGAAATAAAGGAATTTATTTAACTTCAATTCATGGTAAAAAAGAGTAAAAAGGAGCATTGATTATGGATTTTACAAATACAAGAACACTTTTAGGCGTAGTAGAACAAAATTATCCACCAAGTACAACATTAGTAGATACATTTTTCCCAAATGAAAATGTATTTATGACAAATGTTGTTGATATTGAATATAGAAAAGGTGTAAGAACTTTAGCACCATATATTATACCTGGAACTAGTGGTGTTAATGTAGCACGTAATGGTTCTACAATTAAGACATATACACCACCAATGACTGCACCTAAAAGAGTTATTACTCCAGAGCATTTAAATATGCGTGGATTCGGTGAGACTGTATATAGTCCTAAATCTCCAGCACAAAGAGCAGCAGAATTAATGGCTAGAGATTTGATGGAACTTACGGAAATGAATATGCGTAGTCAAGAATATATGGCAGCTCAATTATTAACTACAGGTCAATGTATCTGTGAAGGCTATGCAGACGATGGTAAAAATAAGATTGCAGATACATTTATTTTAGATGGATTTACTAATAAAGTTACAAAATCTAGCGGGGATACATGGGACAATGTTGATTCTAAAATTTATGAACACATTGAAGAAATGTCTGGAACTATTGCAGATAAAACTGGTACAGTACCAACAGTAGCATTTATGTCTAGAAATGTAAGTAAATATTTACTTAGTAATACACAGATAAAAGAATTTTTAAACGTATCTAATGCTGCTAATTTAAAATTAATGAGTTTAACTCCTAGAGTTATGGGACCAAATATCACTCGTTTTGGCTACATTGACTCTCTAGATTTAGAGATTTATATCTATAACGGAAGTTATATGAGTAATGATGGTAAGCTTACTAAATTTATTCCTGATGATTTCTTTATTATGGGTAATCCAGGAAAAGGAAAACGACTTTATGGAGCAATTACTCAACTTGAAGATGATAACCAATGGCATAGCTATGCTAGTAAATATGTTCCAAAAGTTTATACAAATGTTAATAGCGACGTTAAAGAATTGCGTGTGGCATCCAGATGTATTATGATTCCAGAAAATGTAGATGATATCGGAGTAATAAAGGTTAAAAGTTGAGGTAATATTATGGCAGTTTTATATGTAAAGAAATATAACTTAGATTATAAAGGTAAACGCTATAAAGCGGGAGATTTTGTACAGATGGAAGATGTAGAGGCTAATAAATTAGCCTCGTCTGCTCCAGATGAATTTGAAATCATAAATAAGGAAGATATTATGGATATAAATCCAGAAATAGTAGATGAAAATGAATTAAAAGAGCTCGCTAAAGAAGCATCTGAGGTGAATAGTGAAGAAATTATTGAAGATGATAGTACAGAATTACCTAGTGTAGATCCTACATCGGCAATTATAAAAGGCAAAAAATGAATGAATTTAAGGAAAATCTAAAAAATGATTTAGATATATTTATTAATTATGATGAATTTGCTGAAGAATATGAGCTACAAGGAAAAAAGATTTTTGCTGTATTAGATGATGATACTATGCAAAAAGCTTCTTTTGATAAAAGTAGTGATATATATGATGGTGTGTATAATGCTGTTTATACAAAAAAATATACGTTATATGTAAAAACAAAGGATTTAAAAGAAAAAATTGTAGAAGGAATGGATATTGAATTAGATTCAGACACATATAATGTAAAAAATGTAGAGCAGGATATGGGTATAACCATATTATCTCTAGAAAGGTTTGACACATGTTAATAGTTGTTAATGAAATAGAAAATGAAATAGATACAGCTAGACGAAAATTAGCTGGTATGCCAAGAGAAACTAATTTAGCTATTATAAGAGCTTCTAATAGGGCAATACAACAAGCTAAAACCGCTGGTAGTAAAAAGGTTAGAGGCACATATAATATACAGAAATCTAATTTGGATTCTAGAATAAATATAATAAAAAGTAACGGAAGTTCTGCTATGGCAAGATTTATTGCTAAAGGAAGACCATTAAAAGATATAAATTTTAAAAATACTTACAGAAAAAAAGGTATTTTTGTTCAAGTAAAAAAAGGACAAGGTGGAGTAATTAATGGTGCTTTTTATGCAGTTGTAAATAGTGGAGTAGGTATTTTTACTAGAAAAACCAGAAAAAGATTTCCAATAGAAATGAAATATGGTCCTTCTGTAGCACAGATGTTTGGAAATCCAGATGTTATAGAAGAAGTAACAGACGTTGGCTCTAAGGCATTTGAAATTAGACTACATCATGAAGTGGAAAGGATATTAGAACGATGACACCTTTAGTATGTGCAATGGAAATGGTTGAATATTTAAAAAATGTATTTAAAGAGCATATACAAGAAGAAGGTGCTAAATCTAAAGATATTCTAATAAAAGATGGATTTTTACCTAGGGTAACAACAGAAGATGAAAAAAGAAGAATGACACCAGCAATAATTGTTACACCTGTTTTAATAACAACACCAAAACCTACACTTGATGAAGACTCAACTGTTAAATTAGAAATAAATGTGCTTACGTATTCTAAGGATAAAATGGAAGGGCATAGGGAATTATTTCACATATTGGAGAAAATTCGTATGGCCATATTTAAAAAACCAATATTGGCCAAAAAATTTAGTTTGTCTTCTGAGCATGATGTAAAAGCGACAATTCCATATGACCAACCTTATCCGCAATGGTGGGCACTCATAGAAGTGTATTACACAATTGGCAGGGTAATAGAAGAAGGTTTATTTAAAGAGAAGGGAGATTTTGAATGGAAGTACAATCCCAAATTGAATATATAGAAAAAAAGACTACTGAAGCTAAAAAAGTTCAAAGTAGTCTTTTTTATTTAGGTCCAACAATAAAAAGGTATGGATTATATAGAAATACAATATTTACGGAGTTTCCTAAAGATATAGTAACAGATAAATTGATAAGTAAAGTTCCACTTATTAAATTATTGTTTATCAAAACAGACAAATTGTCTAAGTCAAGAAAACTTTTAATAACAAAAGGAACCAGTATAAATAAAGCATTTAATCAAGTTAAGGAGGCAATTGTTAATGGCATTTAAACATGGAGCGTATTATAGCGAACAAGCTACAAGTATTATTTCACCTGTTGCTACAGAGGCTGGTATGCCAGTAGTTTTTGGTACAGCACCTGTACATTTAGCAAGCGAAATAAATGTAAATAAACCTATTTTATGCAATAGTTATGAAGAAGCTGTTACAGCACTGGGATATAGTGAGGACTGGAAAAAATATACATTATGTGAGGTTATGTATAGTCAGTTTTCTCTTTTTGGGTATAGTCCAATTGTTTTTGTTAATGTATTGGATCCAGCAAAACACAAGGAAAGTAAAAATGATGAAACTGTAATCGTTACAGAAGGAAAAGCTAGTATAAATGAACCTGTAATACTTTCTACTTTAAAAGTAAAAAAAGCAAGTGCAGGGGAAGAACTTGTTTTAGATACAGACTATACAGCAACTTATGATGATAGTGAAGTATTACAAATTGAATTAATAAGTGAAGAAGCTAAAGAATTAGAAAGCATTTATTGTGATTACGATAAAATTGATGCTTCTTTAGTAAAAAAAGAAGATATTATTGGCGGTGTTGATGTTTCTACAGGAGCATTAAAAGGATTAGAGCTTATTGAAGAAATCTTTCCTAGAACATTAAAGGTACCAGGAATAATTATTGCTCCTGGTTGGAGTACAGATAGTGAAGTTGCAGCTGTAATGGCAGCTAAAACAGCAAAAATAAATGAAATTTTTAATTGCATTTGTATCGTTGATATACCTACAGATACAGTAACTAAGTACACAGATGTACCAAGTTATAAAAATCAAAATAATTTAACTGATACAAATATGTTTGTTGGTTGGCCAAAGATTAAATTAGGAGAGAAACAATATTTTCCATCTACACAAGCTATTGGTGTAATAAACCAAACAGATGCACAGTTAGGAAATGGAGTACCATATTATTCACCATCTAATCAAAATTTACAGGCGGATTCTTGCTGTTTAGAAGATGGAACAGAAGTGTTCCTAACATTAAATCAAGCAAATTATCTTAATGAAAATGGTATTTTTACAGCATTAAATTTTATTGGTGGATGGAAATTATGGGGTAATTATACAGCAGCAGCACCAGATAACACAGATGTTAAAGATTGTTGGATTAATCAAAGACGAATGTTTCAATATATTGGAAATACTGTGGTCCGTACTATGTGGCAAAAAGTAGATAATCCTACAAATACAGCACTTATTAAGACTGTATTAGATAGTATTAATATCTGGCTCAATGGTCTTACTGGAACAGCTTTACTGGGAGCTAGGGTAGAATTTTTAGAAAACGAAAATCCTGTAACTGATTTATTGGCTGGAAAAGTTAAATTTCATATTTATATGGCTGCACCAGTGCCAAATCAAGAAATGGATTTTGTTTTAGAATACGATACAAGCTATTTATCAACATTATTTTCTTAATGAGGTGATTAAATGATACAAAAGCAATATGATAAAATGGCTGCTTTTATACTTCGTAAAGATGGAGAAATTGAAGTCGGTGTAGCTGATATAACACTTCCAAAAATTTCTTATATGACAGATACCGTTAGTGGTGCAGGAATTGCCGGAGAGATTGAAACTCCTACAATGGGACAATTAAGTAGTATGGAATTTGGAATAAATTGGCGTACTATAAATAAATCGTTAATTAAATTAGCAGCACCTAATTTTCATTCTTTAGAATTTCGTGGTGCTCAACAAATTTTAGACTCAGAACATGAGGAATTAACAATTGAAAGTGTTCGTGTTGTAGTACGAGGTTTACCAAAAGAAACAGATTTAGGCAAAGGTCAAACATCATCTAAAACAGACTCATCGACTACGCTTGAATGTACGTATTTAAAAGTAGAAATTGATAAGGATACAGTAGTTGAAATTGATAAATTAAATGGTATTTGTCTTATTTCTGGAACTGATTATTGGAGTGCTATTAGAGAAGCTTTAGGATTATAAGGAGAATTTTTATGTTAACTATAAAATTAAAAAACCCAATTAAAAATAAAAAAGGTGAAGAAGTAAAGGAAATTGTAATTGATTGCTCTAAAATTACAGGACGTATGATGGTTGATGCGGAAACTATGTTATTAACAAAAGGAATTCAAACGCAAGATTGCATAATGAACTTGCAGTATCAATTGATTTTGGCTTCTAAAATTTCTGGAATTGCAACAAGTGTACTATATGAAACATTAAATGCTAATCAACTTTATCAAATCGCAAGTGAAATTAAATTTTTTATGATGTTAGGGGAACAGGAGGCACAAGAGAAAAAAGAGAATATCGAGAGCATAATCGAATCAACGAAATAATGCAATGTTGTATTCTACTGGCGTTAAATACAAAAACGTCAGTAGAATTTTTTTTAAATGAACCAGTTATTAGATTAATAAAATGGATTGAACAAACAAATGAAGTATTAAAGAAAATACGAAAGGAGGCACAAAAGTGAAAAACTTTGCTATACAGTTTGCTATTGGTGCTCAGCTTAGTGGAGCGTTTGCAAAAACATTTGGTACAGCTAATGGTAAATTAACAGCTTTAGGGAAAACTATGTCTTCTTTAGAAAGAGAGCAATCTCAACTTAATACTGCATATAACAATAGTAAGAAATTTTTACAATCCTACCAAAATGAAGTAAATAAATTAAATATAAAGCAACAAGCTTTAATAAATCAGCAGCGAATGGTAGAAGCTGCATTTGATAGTGGTCATATTAGTCAAAAAAAATATGAACAATTAACAGGAAGATTAAGTTCAAAAATAAATCAGGTAACTGAGGCACAAAGAAAATTAACGACTGAATATAATAGAGCTAATGGTGTAGTAAATAGTTTTACAGCAAATCAAAGAAGATTATCCCAACAGTTAGATAATACTAGAAATAGCCAAGAAAGATTACAAAGTGCTGTTGAATTACAAAATAAACTAGCTCAAGCAAAGGAGACAGCTTTTGGTGTAGCTAGTGCTGTGGGTAGTATTGCTTTAGCAATGGCTGTACCAATTAAACAAGCAATGACATTTGAATCGAAAATGGCAGATGTTAAAAAGGTTGTAAACTTTGATACACCTGAACAATTTGCTAATATGCGAGACGATATTATAGCTCTTTCTACAGAACTTCCAATGACAGCAGAAGGGTTAGCTGATATTGTAGCAGCTGGTGGTCAATCTGGTATAGCTAGAGAGGATCTATTAGCATTTGCTGAAGATGCAGCTAAAATGGGAACAGCATTCGATATAACTTCAGATGAAGCTGGAGAAATGATGGCTAAGTGGCGTACAGCATTTCAGATGGGACAAGATGAAGTTGTTGAACTTGCCGATAAAATAAACTATTTGGGTAATAACACAGCTGCTTCAGCTCCTAAAATTAGTGATGTAGTTAGAAGAATAGGTCCACTTGGTTCTATTGGAGGTATTGCAAGCGGAGAAATAGCAGCTCTTGGTGCTTCTATGGTAGGAGCTGGTACAGAGTCAGATGTTGCGGCTACTGGTATTAAAAACTTAATGCTAGGCATGGTTGTAGGTAATCAGGCTACAAAGACACAAGCAGAAATGTTTGATAAATTGGGATTTAGTACCACTGAACTTGCAAAACGTATGCAGGTCGATGCTAAAGGAGCAATATTAGATGTTTTAGGAGCAATACAAAAATTACCTAAAGATGAACAGGCAACTACACTTATGGGAATATTTGGTAAAGAGAGTGCGGAAGCAATAGGGCCACTACTTTCTAACTTAGATAATTTAAAGAGAAATTTTGATTTAGTAGCAGATTCTAGTAATTATGCTGGTAGTATGCAAGCAGAATTTGAAGCTAGATGTGATACAACGGAAAATAGTCTGCAATTACTTAAAAATCAGGTAAATGCTGTTGCAATAACTGTGGGAAATCAACTTTTACCATATGTAAAAAGTGCAATCGATACATTTAGACAAGGTGCTAGTACAATAATGGCTTTTGCACAGGCTAATCCTAAATTGACATCAAGTTTAGTTGTGGGAGTAGGTGCATTTGTTGCTATCGCTTCCGTAATTACAATAGCATCATATGCATTATTAGCATTTATATATCCATTTACGCAACTTAGAAGCATGATGTTAGCTTTTAATGTAGCGACAAAACTTGCAGCTGCTGGACAATGGGCGTTAAATATTGCTATGTCAGCTAATCCAATTGGATTAGTTATAGCAGGAATAGCAGCTTTAATTGGAATAGGATATTTATTATATAAAAATTGGGATAGTATAAAAGTTATAGGATTACAGGCATGGACATCTTTATCTAATGGAGTTTACAGTGCAGCTATTTCAATAAAAAACTTCTTTGTAGGAATAATAAATTCAGGTTTAAGTTTTATATCAGTATTAGGAAATACTATTGGTAATGGAATTAATAGTGCCAAAATATATGTTATAAGTGGATTGTCTGCAATTTTGGGATTTATATCATCTTTACCAAATAAAATAGCTTATAACATAGGATATATTATAGGTGTTATTATGCAATTACCAACATCAATTCCAATTATGGCAAGCTATTTTATGGCTAATTTAACTACTTGGGGAAGTAATGCTTATACTACAGCTACAATGTGGATTATAAATACAGTGAATGGTGTATATCAAAATTTACTTTTATTACCAGAATATTGTTTGAGTGTTGGTGCGTATGTGGTTACATCACTTATTGCATGGCTATCTAACGCATATAGCACAGCTACAACATGGACTAATAACATAGTAAATACGGTATATCAAATACTAATGAATTTGCCTAGCTATTGCATGCAAGCAGGTATGCAATTTGTAGCTAATGTAGAATCATGGGCAAGTGCAGCTTATAATGCAGTAGCAAGTTGGATAAATCAAATACCAAATCTAGTATCTACAGCATTATCTAATGCAGCTAGTTCTGCTAGTAACTGGTGGCAAGGTGTAAAAGCAAGTTTTACTATTGGGATGGAAGAAGGCTCAGCTAAGCCAGAAATGGCTCTTGCTAGTGGTGGTATTTTCCGTAAAGGTGCTTTTATTACTAGTTTTGCAGAAAAATCAGATGAAGCTGCAATTCCAATTGATGGTTCAAATCGTGCTATTGCTTTATGGCAAAAAACAGGTGAGTTATTAGGAATAAACAATTCAAAAAATAGTTATATAAAAGGGAAATATAACAAGCCAATAGTTCAATCGGTTAGTAAAACAGATAAAACAATTATGATGCAAAAAAATGAAGATGAAACAAGCGGAATAAAAAGTTATATGTTATCTGGATTACAAAAAATAGCTTCTTTAGCTAATATTACACAAGTTAATAATACTAATAAACGTGATGATAAAAATAAAGTAACTCCAATATTTATACCAGTTGATAACTATAGTGAAAATACTAATTCAATTTTGTTAAATCCATTTGATATTATAGGGAAATTCCTAAATGAACAATCTGCTAGTAATATAACTAATAATAGTAATATTGGAGATAATAGGGTAAATATAACATATAGTCCTAATATAAATATAAAATCTGATAGTAAAAATGAAAACTTGGTCAACAATGTAAAGCAAGCATTAACTACAGATAAAGAAAATTTAATACAATTAATTCAAAAAGTATTAAAAGATATGGATAATGACAAAAATAGATTAGCGTTTAACTGAGGCGGTGAAATCTTGAAAACATATAAAACAAAATCTGGTGATATGTGGGATAGCATTGCAAAAGAACAAATGGGCAATGAAAAATATATGAGTTTATTAGTAACTGCCAATGAAAATTATTCTGGAACAATAATCTTTAGTGCAGGTGTTATTTTAAATATTCCAGATATAAAAGAAGAAATACCACAATATGTTCCACCTTGGAGGCAATGATGTCTGAAAATATTAATATGCTTTTTAATACAATAACAGCTAGAAGAGCTTGGATAAAATGTCTTTATAACAATAAAGATATATCTAGTTCCTTAGAGCCATATTTAAAAAGTTTTACTTATAACGATGTAATATCTGGTCAAGTAGATGATATTTCTTTAACGTTAGAAGATATTGAAAATTTATGGTCAAATGATTGGCTCCCAGAAAAGGGAGCTATACTTACAATATCAATTATGACACAAGCATGGTGGAAAGATAATCTATCTATAGAAGAATTACCTTTAGGGACATTTGAAATTGATGAGGTAGAATACAGTGGACCACCAACAGAAGTAAAGATTAAAGGTGTATCTGTTCCTGATAATACTGAACTTAGAGGAACGGAAAAGTCTAGGGCATGGGAAAAGGTAAATCTATCTACTATTGCCAAAGATATTGCATCTAATGCTAGTATGGAGCTTTATTATGATACTCAGGAAATTTATTTAGAGCGAGCAGAGCAATCACAAGAGTCTGATTTAGAATTTCTACTTAAATTATGTAATGATAATGGCTTAGCACTAAAAATAAGTAATAATCAAATTGTTATTTTTGATGAAGCAGACTATGAAGCTAAAGAAGCTGTAGATGAATTAGAACTCAAAAATGACTTGATAAGGTCATATTCAATTAAGACTAAAACACGTGAAGTCTATAAACAATGTCACGTTAAATATAAAAATACAAAAGAAAATACGCTAATTGAATATACATTTTTGCCTGAAGCAAATAAAGATAAAAATGGTAAAACTTTGGAAATAAATGAGGAAGTTAAAACGACAGCTGAAGCAGAACGTTTGGCCAAGAAAAAATTAAGAGAGAAAAACAAAGAGGAACAAACTGTAAGTATGACAGTGTATGGTTCCTTTTTTTGTTGTGCTGGTAACTGTTTTACGCTTAAAAACTTTGGAAAGTTTGACGGAAAGTATATTTTAACAAAGGCTACACATAATGTTGGTAGCGGGTATACTTGTAATTTGGAATTAAGAAAGGTACTAGAAGGATATTGATATGAAAGCCAATATGGAAAAGTTAATTCGTGTAGGTATAGTATCTTCTGTAAATACAGAAAATGGAACGGTTCGAGTTATATTCCAGGATGAAGATAACAAGGTATCGGGAGAACTTGCTGTACAACAAAGTTTATGTGGCCAAGATGGAAAAACATATAAAATGCCGATACCAGGAGAACAAGTTGTTTGTACATTCTTAGCAAGCGGAAGCTCTAATGGCTTTGTTAGCGGTTCAATCCCATCAAAAGATGTACCACCAGCATTTGATGATATAAACATAATGGGAATAAAATTTGGCCCAATAACAATATCATTAAATAAAAGTACAGGAGATATAAATATAAATACTACAGGAAATATAAGTGTAAATGGTAATACTATAAATTTAAACTGTTAAAAGGTGATATGATGCCAAAAGTGACAATTGTTGGTAATAGTGAAACTGGTGTATGTAATTTAGGTTTGCCAGATTGCCCACATAGTCGAACAGGAACAAATTCAAGTGGTAGCCCTACTGTTTTTGTTAACAATAAGCCTGTTCATAGGCAGGGCGATAGTGGCTCTTGTAATTGCCCACATGGCGGAGTTTATACAAGTACCAATGGTAGTAGTAGTGTATTTGTAGAAAATAAGCCTATAACGAGAATAGGAGATACTACAACCTGTAATAATTGTGGACAAAGTGGGAGTCATAGTACTGGTAGTAATAATGTATTTGCAGGTGGTTAAAAGTGTTTATAGGAACGTTTGGAGCAGTTGTGTTTGAGACATCTACTGATTTAGTTCGTACATTTAAAGACATGACTAGAGATACAAATGTACGATTAGCAAGCCACGATATAATTGGGAAAAAGCCTGTTATAGAGTGGATTGGACCAGGAACGGATACTATAAAGTTTTCTATGCAATTTAATTCTATTTTAGGAGTTGAGCCAAGCGATGAAGAAAAAAAGCTTCGTGATATGGCACAAACAGGAAAAGTAGCGCATATTATAGTTGGTGGAGAGCCTATAAGTGATTATAAATTTATAATAGAGTCTATTAGTTCATCAGGTCGCATATACGATAGAGATGGTAATTTAATTAAATCTATGGTAGATATAACAGTTAAAGAATATCCTGAAAATGTTACAGTTACACAACAAGGAGGAACTAATGGAAATACAAATAACCAAGGATAGTATTGATTTTGCGCCTGATAATGAACTGGAAGAAATACATCAAAATCTAAGAACTATATTAACTACAGCTAGAGGAAGTGTACCATTAGATAGAGATTTTGGTATAGATATGAGTGTAATAGATTTACCGATACCATTATATAAAGCCAAATTAACGGCAGATATTTATGATACGATTTCTAAATATGAGCCTAGAGTAAAAGTAGTTAGTGTAAGCTATGAACATGATGTTTTATCAGGACGCTCTAAGCCAATTGTGAAGGTGGCGATAAAATGACAGATGATATCATATCTGAAATTGAAAAATTACTAGATTATAAAGCTAGTAATAGTGATGATGATATAAAGTTTGTAGAAACAGATATGACCAAAATACAAGAGCAATTAATAAATCTATATACAACAATAACGGATAGGACTTTAGCAGTAGCAGATCCTATCCGTTTATTTTTAAACTGTATAGCGTATGTAATTATAATGCAACGCAATAGTATTAATTATTCTGCAAAAATGAATTTACTCAGATATGCAGTAGATAGCTTCTTAGATGAAATAGGTTATAACATTGGGGTAGATAGATTACCAGCTACTAAAGCCGTAACTACTATAGAAATAACTTTGTCTAAACAGGCGGAGGCAACAACAATTATTCCAAAAGGAGTACGTGTAACGCCTGGAGATGATGTGTTTTTTGAATTAGTAGATAATGCCACTATAAATGTAGGTAAGACAACTACAACAGCAAAGGCACAGTGTACAGTTGCAGGTAGTATTGGAAATGGATATATCCCAGGACAAATCAATAAAATTGTTGATAGATTGCCGTTTACAGCAGATATGGTCAACACAACAACAAGTGAAGGCGGAACTGATATAGAAGCAGATGACGCCTATCGTGAAAGAATCCATTTAGCTCCAGAAAAGTTTTCTACTGCTGGCCCTATTGGTGCATATGAATATTGGGCTAAATCTGCATCTACCTTAATAGATGATGTATTAGTAAATAGTCCAAGTCCTGGAGTAGTAAATATCTATGTATTACTTCAAGATGGAAAACTTCCTGAAGAAGAAATGCTAAAACAAGTTGAGGCAGTTTGCAATGATGATAAGATTAGGCCGTTAACAGATGAAGTCAAAGTGTTAGCTCCAGAAACTGTTAATTATCAAGTAAATTTAACATATTGGATTTCTAAAGATGACCAATATCAAGAGATATCATTAAAAGAAAAAATAGAAGAAGCTGTTCAAGACTGGATTTTATGGACTAAATCAAAAATTGGTAGAGACATAAATCCATCGGAATTAATTCGTAAAATGGTTGTTGCAGGTGCAAAGCGTGTAGATGTGGTTTCTCCAGTATATACAAAAGTCTTAAATGGCAAATATCAAATTAGTAGTCACAGTGTAGATAGCGTACAAGTAGCTATACTTGAAGGCAAGGCTAATGTAGCATATGGAGGCCTTGAAGATGACTGATTTAAAAGATTATATGATTTCAGATATATTGCCATCTAGTATTGCTGAAGATGAAAATATAAAAGCTATTTCTAAAGCTACAGATGAGCAATTAAAGGATATAAATCAAAATATAAAATATGTAATTTTATTAGCTAGGATAGAAGAACAAGAAGATGCTGTATTAGATGAATTAGCATGGCATTTTCATGTTGATTTTTATCGTGAAGATTTAAATCGAGCAGCTAAAATAAATTTAATAAGAACATCGATATCTGACCATAGATTAAAAGGCACTCCATATGCTGTAAAAAAGGTTTGCACAGATATTTTTAAATCGGCTCAGGTTGTAGAAAATTGGGATTATAGTGGAGAACCATATCATTTTAAAGTCAACTTGATTGAAGAGCCGACTACAGATGAGAATAAGATAAATATGTTAATCGACATGATAAATGCTACTAAAAACGCACGTAGTTGGTGTGATGAAGTAGGATTTATTACTAAAAAAGATAGCAATATTTATTTTGGCGGTTCTGCTGGCATATTCGATATCGTAGAGATAAATCCTATTGGATATACATTAAAAGATGTAGTTGGAATTACTTATTTTGGCGGAACAATATCAACATTCGATAAAGTGGAAATAAATGCAGTAGTAGATAAATCACTTCAAGATGCAAATATTTCACTTTATTTTAATGGAAAAATATCAACATTTGATAAAGTAGAAATAAATGATGGAGGTTACAATGGCTAATTTACAAGGATATGAATTAACTGTTACAGGTAGAGCTTTATTAGCTAAAGCAGGAACTGGTGCATGTACATTAAATTTTACAAAGGTAAAACTTGGTGCCGATGAAACAAGTTTAAATGATTTAATAAACAAAACAGACTTAGTAGGAACAAATATAAAGCAAATAGATATAGTTGGTTCTAAAGCAAATGAAGCTACATTTACAATAATTGCAACAGTAACTAATAGTGGTATGCAAAACAACTTCTTAATAAGACAAGTAGGGATTTTTGCAAAAGGTGTAGCAGCTACAAATCCAGGAACAGGAGTTACACCTGAAGATATTAGTGAAACTTTGTTTGCCGTAGCATATGATACACAGCCAGATATCATACCAGCAGAAAGTATTACACCATATACAAGACAATTCAATGCCAACATGACTGTAACGAATGTAGAACAATGCTATGTTACATTAACACCTGCTGGTGTGGTTACAGTTCAGGTTTTAAATAATCATAATGATAATTCTGAAGCACACGGAAATTTAATTAAGCGTATATTTGGTTCAGCAAATGCAACAATGGATAGTGTTAAAACTAGTGTTCAGAATTGGTGTAAGGAAAGTATTGCTAGTATTTTTGGTATAGCTAGTGCTACACAAACGAATGTAAAAAATAAAATATTAGAGTATGCTCAAGAACAGATTAATAGTTGGTTAGAAACATTAGGTATTAGATACAACATCGCTCAAAACGGGTATATCTGTCTTGGTAAATTATTTGGGGACGCAATTATCAAGTGGGGAGAAACATGTATTGAGGATGGTAATTATATGGTAAAAACTAAATTACCAATAAGTTGGAATCACTGGGGACAGATATGTCTTTGTACAATTGCTGGAACTAATGACTTAAAATCAACTGTTGTTTGGGATGATAAAGCTATAGATAAAGCAAGTGGAGAAGTTGTTTTTAGATGTGCAGATTATCAAAGTAATGGTGGGTTATGGGTAATTTATTTATATATA